CGGCCATCTTCACCATGAAGGAGGTGAGCACCATCAGCAGACGAAAGAACAGAAGCCGACCGCAGAGCGGCCGGCAGAGCCCCCGCCCCGTGAACAAGGGCTACGGCGACGCCGGCGCGAGCTGGCACAAGAGGTCGACCAAGGGCTTCAGGGCCTTCAGCGGCAGCCCCAAGGAGGACATCGACGCCCACAACTGGACGCTCCGACAGAGAGCCCGGATGCTCTACATGGCCGCACCCATCGCCACCTCGGCCATCCGCACTAACCGTACAAACGTGGTCGGCATCGGGCTCCAGCTCAAGAGCCGGATCGACCGGGAGGCGCTCGGCATGACGCAGGAGGCCGCAGACGCATGGCAGGCGCAGGCAGAGCGCGAGTTCAGCCTGTGGGCCAACAATAAAAGGGCGTGCGACGCCACCGGCGTCAATAACTTCGCAGCCATGCAGCAGCTCGCCCTCGCCTCGTGGCTGGTCAGCGGCGACGTGTTCGCAGTCGTCAAGCAGTACGACCCGACGCCCCTCATGCCCTACTCGCTGCGCATCCACCTGATCGAGGCCGACCGCGTGGCAACCCCGACGAGCTCCGGCATCGTCACCCCCATGCTGCTGACCACCGGCAAGGCGGCCAACGGCAACACCATCTTCGACGGCGTCGAGGTGGACGGCAACGGCCAGATCGTCGCCTACCACATCCGCAGCACCTACCCCTTCGAGCTGGGTGCAGCGGCGACCAAGTGGGCCCGCGTGGAAGCATACGGCCGGCGCACAGGGCTCCCGAACATCCTGCACATCATGGAGAGCGAGCGCCCGGATCAGTACAGAGGCGTCAGCTACCTCGCGCAGGTCATCGAGCCCCTGCTTCAGCTCCGGCGCTACACCGAGAGCGAGCTGACCGCGGCCGTCGTGGAGAGCTTTTTCACGGCCTTCATCAAGACCGAGGCCGGCGCCGGCGACAACCCGTTCAACGAGGTCGGGAGC